CTGGATTGAAACGCTGCGTGACATACGCGATCACGCTTTGACCAACTGCCTCTGGGATCAGTTCGTCGAACGAACCTCCGTCGGTTTTAAGGCCGAGAGAAACAAGGAACTCCTTGAGTCTCCAACGAGCGTCTGGTGTGAGGTAGAAGTCCGTGGAGAGCTTGCGAGATGCGAGGTCGATGTCTGCAAGGTCCTTCGGGTCTACGTCGTCTGAGGTTGAGTGGAATTTAAGAGCGAAACGAACGTAAGGGGTCTTATTCTTATTATTGTCTCCATATTCGAAGGATGAGATTGTGCCGTGATAGGTGCCTTCTGGAAGGGCTGATGGTGCTTTTACGTCATCGAGTTTGGTTGATAAGAGGTCTTTGAAGTTTACTGACATACATTTTCTCCATTAAAATAGACCCAGTGATGGGCCAACATTAGCGCATTCGCGCTAATTCCTGACCGCTTTGAAATAGTCGGCGAGGCCGGATTCAAGCGGATAACTCTGCGCCACCTTCGAGGGCGCTGTATTTTTGCACTCAATAGTTCCTTGCGATGTCGTGAAGATCTGGCGTTTGAGATTTGCCCCTCGACCAGAACTTTGAGCAAGCAGAACCGTGTTGAAATAACGACCGACTTTTGGCGGGAGTGCTTTGCCTAGAGTGTTGGGATAGTAACGCTCCGGGCCGCTATCGTCGCCCATAGGTTTGATATGGCAATTTATAATCACATTGCACTTGACTCCCTCGTCGTAGAGCATTCGTAACAAATTCTCGACGAGTGCTTGCGCAAGGCCCCAATCGGCTTGGTGCGGGTGCTGGCCAAGGCGTCCATTCATGGCGAGGATGTAGGATAGAGCGGCGTCGGAAAGCATGGTGAGACTGTCGATGACAAGAACTGTGTTGTCATCCCATGTGGTGATGGAGCCGAGGCTGCGTTCGCCGTCTTTCCAATCGCCTAACATTCCGGCGACACGCTGCCAGACAGAAGCCTTGGCGGGCACCAATTTGCCCCCTTGGTTCTTCATGGGCTCAGTGATGGTGACATACTCGACGTTCTCAATGGCGTCTTTTGAATATTTCCCGTTGGTGAGGAGGTCGCGTAGAACGTCCACTCCGTTGTCAAGGTCAAGAATGCGAACCTTGAACCCAGCGGATGCGAGGGACGCAAGTGCGCCTGTCTTTCCCGCTCCGCTATCGCCAACGAAAAGCAGCTTTGTGGTTGTGGATGAATGATGTTGTGAAAGTGGAGGCATGTTATTGGTTCCATAAAGCTGCGAGGGTGATGGTGATGACGAAGGTGCCGACAAGGACGATTATTAAGTCTGTCAAATGTCACCTCGGACCTGTAAGGGGTCCCAGACGCGACGGGTGAAATCGGCTTGGAGCCATTCCTTTCGGACAGAAGGTGGAAGGCTGCATATTTTGCGGAAAGGACAACCGCCATACTGGCCACAAGATTTGTCGTTCATCGGCCAGTAGCCATTGGCGGCATAGAGTTCTGCGGTCGCTAAATACTGCCCGAGGTCGTAATACCATTCCTCAAGGACAGGTTCTGACCTTGGAACTGTGCCTCTCAGAAAGCGAGTGAATGATTGTGCGATCTGCGCGCCGTCAACAATGATCCCTTCGATCTGGATGTTGTAAACGACCTTCCCGGCGATGGCGTAAAGGGTCATCTGGTTGTCGGGAGAAAACTTGTCAAAAAAGGAGGAGTTAATTGTGCTTTTTGTTGTTTTGCGGTCAAGCACGAAGGCCTTGCCGTTCAGCATGGCGAGACGGTCCAAATGGCCGCAAAGCAAAATGCTCTCGCCGTTTGATGTGGTGTAGCCACTGTCGAAGCGGAACGATAATTCAACCGCTGGTTTGCCGTTGGCAAGGCGCACTGTTTCGATGGGATCGTCGGCGAATTGCAGCAAATACCACACAACCGAGCGGAGCAGCGTGAGCCTATTTTTGTTTGGATCATCTGAGATCCATGGCCGATTTTTCTTCTCGTCCCATGTAATTGTCAACACATACTTCACGACTTCACGAAGTGCTTGGTCATAGTCCATGCCGCCAAAGCGGAGATGATCGTAGCGTTCGAGGGCTGAGTGGAAATGCAGTCCAAACGTCAAATGCACGCTGATCTCGCGTGGTTGCCAGCCCTCAAGAATGGACAACTGGTAGAGCCTCGGACATGTTTTGAATGCGCCGATGGATGTCGAGTCCCAAGCGATCTGGAAGTTGGGGGAGATTTTGGAAAGTGAATTGTTGGTCATGGGGAGTCCCTGACTTAGTTTGAGGAATGTTGGCCGCTGCCGGTTTGAATGAACCGATAGCCTTGCTTTAACTTTGCGTCGATGAGGGTTGAGCGCTCGTGGATTTTTAGCGTGTATTGAATTAAACGCTCGAGTTGCTCACAGGCTTCGTCTCCCATCCACGTCCCTGCTTGATGACGCAGAGAGTCAATGAGGTCTTGTAGTTCTGAAGATGTCATGCCAAGGGCTCCTTTGGCGGGTTAATCTAGGCCTGAGAGTAATTCATCAACGGATAGTTTTGGTTTCGGACCTTTTGCGGGAGCTTTCCGCTCCTTCTTGACTTTCGGCGTTGCCTCTTGTTGCGCGAACTTTTCACGTTGGGCTCGGAGATAGGCGATGATCTGGTCGGCCTCGGTGTCAGAAATTTGTGGGGCGCGGTTCATAAGTTCTTCGAGGGAAAATGTTGAGGCCTCCTCGAGCGGGTCGATGTTAGGTGATGAGTTCGCCGATTGAGGGGTCGAATTTAACTGGTTTGGCATTTGACTTCTTCTCCAGATGTGAAAGGTAAGAATGGATGATAAGGCGTAAGGCCTTCGAGCGTCCGACCGTGCGATGCCCTTGTCTGCAAAAAAGCGCGTCGATACGTTCAAGATCCTTTGAAAAAATGTGGAAGTGAATTTTTGTGGTTTCGTCTTCGAGCCTCGCGCCCATGTCATTCGTCTCCAAAAAGGTCGGCTAAGGAAAAAAGAGGCCCTTCGCCTTGTGGGTTTTGTTTAATTGGCTGCACAGAAGGCGCTGGTGCCGGAGGTTGTGCATTGGGATGGCGCAAGGTGTCGTTTTTAACTATCCAGATGTGATTGTGAGATGAGGGAGATTTGAAGATTTGAATGATTTCAAGGTCAGGGTCTTTGCGTTTTGCTGCGTATAACCTTTGCAGAGATACTTGATAGTTCCCGAAAAGCTCGACTTCTATACCAAAGTCAGAATTGAAGGCTTCGTAGAGGAGTTCAGCTTCGCGCATTTAAGTGCCACTTAGGGTTAGTTAAAAAGGAGGAGAGCCCGTAAGCTCCCCCCAAGTATGCAGGGGCGGGAGGATTTGCCCCTGTTTTCAAGGAGTCGAACCTTGAACCTATGCCGCCTCGTCCAAGAGATCATCGAGAAGATCCCCGGCGATTTTGCGGCTTGAGTCAATGCGACGTGCAGCTTCCTCACGAATTTCCGGTTTGTGCTGCAGAACTTTCGTAACGTATTCTGCGATTTGTTCCGCAGAATAGTCTGCAGGATTTCCGCCCTTCTTTCTGATTGCTGCGAACACTTGCTCTTTTGCGATTTTATTCGCCTCTTTGGCGACAGGATCAGCAGCGTTTTTAGGTGTGCGGATTGAGAAGCCGTAGTTGTCAGCGAACTGCTGGAACATTTTCTCAACCTTGGCATGATCTTCTTTGTCGTCGAGCTTTTTGAGCTTGGACATCAGAGATGTCCGGATGCTGTCGGCGAAGACTTGATTGAGCTTTTCAGCTTCGGCTGCGGTTAGCACGTAGCCTTCCTCATAAGGCTGGGCGACTGTGACTGTGATTTCGTGGGGGAGATTAAGTGTGCGCATCAAAAAGGCTCCTTTGTTTGTGCGTTCGATATAGTGCCATAAAGTTAAACCCATTGCAAGAAAATAATCGCGCGCTGGGGGAAAAAGTTAAACCCACTCGAGACTCAGTATAAGATGGACCTAAAGTCCATACCATTTACACATCATATAAACTCTCCCCGGCTTTTTCTTCGGCGCAAGGCGCTCGCTCGGCGAGGAGTTCTGATCGAGCTTTTGGTCACTTTTGGAAACCTCCCTTTGGATTTGTGCTTGGGCTTTGAAGGCTTCTGCCTTTTCGTTTTTCTTCTTACGTCGATACGCAGCCCTTCGGATGCGCTGGGCCTCTCGGTATTCTGGGTCATTCGCCATTCTCTGTCTGTGTGATGCGTTTCGGCGCAAGCGACGGCCTTCCATTAGCGCCAACTTGCGCTCCTTTTCTTTTTGCTTGCCGGAGTCGATGGAGTCGTCCTGCAACGGCACATCTGGAGATGGAGAATTTGATGGCGATTTGGGTGTAGGAAAGTCCATTGTTTAAGCTCCGCTCAAGCTCTGCGTCGAGTTCGGGGGTCCATTTGATGTTGACGGGAACACGGGTGATGTCTTCTGGGCTCATGGGTGGGCTCGTCGGATTGCAGACGCGACGTTGTGGGTGGGGTCGAGGGCCTCGGCGTATCGCGCACATTCCTCACGGATCTGGGGCTCGATGTAATCGAAGGCGATCTCCGCAAGGTCTTTCATGGTGAAATATGTGGGGGCCTCGTCGAAGAATGTAGCGAGACGCAGAATGAGCGCTTCCTTTTCATTTTTGGTCATTGCACCTCTCCATCGCGGCGAGTCTAAGTTTGTGATTGATGATCGTGAATTTGTTCGAGATCGTGTTGATGCTGGCCTTGTATTGCGCGGCAATTTGTTTGTGTGTAAGGCCGTCGCGCTTTAGATCGAGAAGGGCTTGCTCGTAGTCTGTAAGTTCGGCTGGGTCTTTGTAGAGCCGAGACTGCGTGTCGGTTCGGACATTCATTTGTGAAGCTCCTTGATGGCGGCGATAAGTGCTGCTTTGCGTTCCTCAATCTTCATCTTTCCCACAATATAAGGGTCATACGGATCAAAATCTGCGATGATCTTCGCCACAGCATGAAGGGCGTCATTGTAACCTGCCTCGTAAAAGATTTTGAGAAGTGTGCCCTTGGATGTTGCGGAGTTTGACATCAATAATCTCCGCTCAAAAGCAGGTGAACAATGTAAGCCACACCTCCTGCGAAGAAAAGGATCGCAGCGTAAATCGCAATTTCGTTTAAGAGTTCATCATTCATAATACCCTCCTACCGCTGGTCCGTATGAAGAACCTTGATATTCTCCTGTCGAGCCGTAATAGTTTGTCGCGCCATTTGCGGAATAGGAGTTCCCAAGGTATGCACCTGACGGGCCGTAGTAATTTGTCGATCCGCTGTTGCTGTAAGCACTGCCTTCGTATGCGCCAGACGGCCCGTAAAAGTTTGTTTCCTGTGCGATTGCAGAGTTGGATAGCAAAAGTGCTGCAATGGTGTAAAGCGTTTTCATTCTAATCCCTCCAAAAGTTCGTCGAAGTCGAATGGGCTGAGCGGTGTAGGTGGTGGCGCAAGGGTGCGCACAGGGGCGCTTGGTTGTGCTGCGTCTGCGGGTTTCCATTGGAAGGCTTTGCGGGCGCAATCCTCTGGATCTGACAGCCAATGTTGCCAGAATTCTGGAAAGTCGCTTGCGGGGATCTCGGTTACAAAGCGCGACGAACGATTTGCGCCGACCGAGAAGAACCCTGAGATCTCGATGGT